CCCATGGTTCAATACCTGCAGAAACATTACCACTAAGTTTTGAATTCGATACAGTTGGTGCAATTGCTCTAAGATGTGTATTTCTCATACCCGTACCAACACACCAAAGTGGTTCACCAAATTCAATAGCCATATCTCTACTTGCTCTTTCAGATTCAATCTTCATTTGTGAAAATATCTTTCTGGTTTCAAATTGAGCTGGTAATGAATCAAATGGAATACCTCTTTGTTGTAGATATGTATGCCAACCTAATACTCCAAGACCTAATGCTCTACCTTTTTCAGCTGAACGAACTGAGTTTTCAAATCCTCTCATATTCTTAGCTCTCTGAATGAATTCTTCTAATACTCCATCCAAAAACCAAGTTGCTGTATAGATTAAATCAGTATCTTTCCACTCATCGTATTTTGCCAAGTTTAGAGATGATAAACAACAAACAAATGAATGTGATTCATCAGTATGTAAAGCAATCTCACTACAAATATTTGTCATGTAAACTTTCAATCCATTTTGCTTATACGCTTCTGGATTTTGTTTGTTTACATTACCTTTAAACATAATATAAGGTTCTCCTGTAGCTTTCCTTTTTTGAAGTACCTTACCCCACCTTCTTCTAGCTTCTGGCTCTCCTTCTTCTAATTTTCTCATAAACTTATCACCAACAACTACACATTGATGTAGATTTAAACACTGTCTATTAACATCACCTTTTGGTTCTCTAATTTCAATCCATTCATCAAAATCATCATGTTCAATGTTTAAGTTTACTGATGCTGCCCCTCTTCTTACCGCTCCTTGATTAGTAGCAATAATAGTAGAATCATAAATCTTAGCAAAAGGAACTACACCATCCGAAGTTCCGTTTTGTGTAATTTTACTTCCTGCAGGTCGAATCATATTCATACCTACACCAACACCGCCCCCGTGCTTTGCAAGTAACATCATCTCTAAGTTTTTCATTCCAATTTCTTGTATTGAATCTCCTACATCTATACCAAAACACGAAATAGGTAAACCACGATCTGTACCAGTATTACTAAGAACAGGAGTAGCGAGGTTAAGCCAGCCGCGCCAAATATAATCAAAAAACTTAGAGGCCAAATCACTTCGTCCCAAACGGCGCGCGACCGTAGTAGCGACACGCCAATAAGCATCTTTCGGCGTTTCGCCAGATAAGAGATATCCTTTCGAAATTGTTTTAACATAAATCTCCGTATTTGCCCAGTCTGGAAAGTCTACTCCGAGCTCCCAGCCTAATTCTTCTCCAAAATTTTTCATAACTTATTACCAAATATCATTAAAATCTTCACCTTCATTTGCTTTAGAATAATCTGTAGGTCTAATAGCAAAGAAGTCTGTATGAGTAGTACCACCAGTTAGATGATAGAACCAATCTAATTCTTCTGCTGATTTAACATTATAATTAAACATTGATTCATATCCTAATTCTTTTAATTTTTCGTTTGCTCTTTTACGAATAAAGTTCTTTAAATCTTTTGATTTTAGGTTTTCTAAATCACCCATTTCGAACATTTTATCAATAAACTTTTCTTCCATCTCTACAATTAGTGTTGCTGCTTCCTCAACTGATTCTCTTGCAGATTCTTTAAGTTCTGGATACTCTTCGCACATATGTCTAAATAATTGACAGCCCATTCTACTATGTAAAGATTCATCTCTAACACTCCATTTCATTTGTTGTCCAATGCCTTTCAACATATTTCTCATTTGAAAAGAATACAAAACAGCAAATGATGAATAAAGTGATACTCCTTCCGCAAATGCTGAGAAGATTGCTAATGAACGGGCAACTTCTTGTCTAGCAGTTGGGTTTTCTGCTAAATCTTCATGTGTCCAATCTGATGATACTGCTGTTAAATATTCAAACTTTTCAGCAATAGCAGGTTCATGTAAAAAAGCTGCAAAATCTTCTAATCCTAAAGTTTCATTTAAATATGAATAAGCTGTTGCATGAATAGTTTCTTGCGAGCCGAACATCATCGCCATTTGTTTGATTTCATGTTTTGGAAACCATTTAGTTACCATACCGGTCCAGTAGTCAGATACTGCACATTCAGTCTGTGCAAAACCTAACAAAATATTACCAACTAAATTCTTTTCTTCTCGTGACAAATGTTCATTCCAATCTTTGATATCACCTTGCATCGGAATTTCGGTATGCAACCAAAATGCCTGTGCTTGTTTTAACCAGCCTTCTGTATAGTAAACTGGATATTCAAAGGGTTTGAATGGGATGCGTTCTTTAAATAAGCTCATATTCATTCCTTGTTATTTTGTTATTGATTTTAGGCAAAAAATGCCTGATTGAATCACCAGGCATATTTAAAATAAATATGTTGTTACCCAAGTGTTCCACCCAAATCTTTAAACTTCTCTTTTAAACTTTTCTTCATTAATGTTTCACCAGATTTCATGTCTTGTTTAGTTGCTTTACCTTGAGTTGTGTCAGGCTCAAAGAACTGAAACTGTCCGTTATTTGTATTGATTTTTGACGGTAATGTCATACCATCAGGCCCAAATCTATTCTTAACGATATGAACACGACCAGTGCCTGATAATTTGTCTTGTACTTTACGAGAAAGAGACATAATAAAGTCAGAAACCATTACTTTACCATATGATGCTGCAATTTTATCTGCTTCAATGATATCTTCTTCTAATGCAGATCGACCTGCTTGAGTTGCAGTCCATACCGGTACTTTATATTCGCCTGCTAAACCTCGAAGCTCTTCATATAATTCTTCAAGTGCCTCATGTTTATCCTTTGCAGACACTTTTAACAAATCAGCATAATCAACAATAACTAAATCTGGTTTCTTACCTAGCATCGCACTCTTTTCAATATGAGCTTTCAATGCCATTATACCAACTGATTTTGTTGGATAATATTTAATTACTAATTCACCTTTAATTTTTGATAACTTTTCTTCAATATCTTCTTGATGATTACGTAAATTTTGTGCAGCTATACCAGTAATTACTGAGTCATATCTTTGTCCTACATAATTTTCATTCAATTCTAATGTGAAGTGAACTACATTTCTTCCGTTACGAATTGCATTTGCGCCAATGTTAATAAGCAACCAAGACTTACCAATACCTGCAGGTGCCATGACAACACCTAATTCGCCCGGGCCTAAGCCTCCATCCATTAAATCGTCTACAACATCCCAACCGGTTGTTATAGTAGCTCGAGCCGCTTCATTATATCGAAGTGCTACGTCAGAATTATATTGATGTCCAATATTAGTATCTGCGCCAGCTTTCATTGCAGAATCTATTTTTGTCTTTATTTCATCATAATTGCCAATCTTTAAAAGATTAACTGAATCCATAATTGCGTGCTTAATTTCTTGATTCTTACAAAATCTAAGTATTTCGTCCTTTACAAATGATAAGTCATCTGACTCCATGTAACGAAATACTTCTTTAAGCTGCTCTACTACTGCAATTTTTAGAACGTCGTGGTCTATCTCTGTTACTTTAACCTTGAGAACGTCTTTAGTCGGCGGGGTCTTATACGTTCTGAAATGCCCCAATACTACTTCAAGAATCCAGCTGTTTGCTTCTGATTCAAAATAGTCTGCTTGTATGATGTCTGCAATTTGCTGTAAAAATGTCCTGTCGGTGAACATAGCAGCTATAACTTTTACTTGAAAGCCATAACCGTATTCACTTAATTTATCTGTCATATATCATTATAATAAAAAAATGTAACAATACAAATGTTATTTTTGTGTTTGCTGAGCGAATGCATGAAGTGATAACCATGTTTTATTTAACCAATCTGGAGCATTCTTCATGGTTGTCCACATCTTATCTTCCATAAACAAACGTTGAAATTCATTTTTATTTAATGATGATATAGGCTGTTCTAAGATTCTTCTAATATTAGATGTATGAGTTGCTGAAAAATCTAATAGTTTCAAATTCATTAATTGATAATTTTGCTCAATTATTTCACGACTTTCTAAAATCTTTTGATATGTTTTAGAATCATCCCGTAATTGAGTTGATTTTTCAAATAATGCATCTGGAGTAAATTCTTCTTGTTGTGCTAACTCAGGTAAATGTTTTAATAAAGTCTTTGGACCTATACCATTTACGCCTTCGATATTATCAGACTTATCTCCAGTAAATGTACGATACACTACATAGTTTTGTGGTGTTACACCAAATTCTTCGTGTACTGTTTCTACAGTGTACATTTTCTTTTTGATTGGAGACCATACTCGTATTGTATCGTCTACCATTTGATAAAAGTCTCTATCTGTAGAAACAATAGTAATTTCTTTGCTCGTTTCTCGATACATCTCTGCAATATATGCAATAGTATCATCTGCTTCTATACCATCAATAGCAATAAATGTTACTGGCAAACAATCAAGATATGAAATTAATCTCGAAAATTGATGACGCATTGCTTCTTGTTCGTCTTCAATTGTAGCCATTGCATGATCATGCCTTCTTAGTCTTGTCCGGTTCGCTCTATTCGCTTTATACGACTTATTAATTGTTTTTCTTCTTTTCGACCCACCGCGGCCGTCAAAAACAACAACGCAGCGAGTGGGCTTAAAATCACGTACACACTTCCCAATAGAAAATAAAAAGCCGGTAATTCCTCCAATGTGATCTCCATCTTCATTTGTGGCAGGTGTTGCTCCAAATGCTCTAATAAAAGTATTTAAGCCGTCAAATACCAGGATGCTATCATTAACACCCTGGTATACGGTTTCTTTTTCTTTTTGTAACTCTTTAAAAAGTTGTTGATACTTGTTCATCAGCCTTCTTCATCAATAACATCATCAGTAATATATACATCGTCAATACCGCCGTCAACACCTGCTTGATATTTGAATATGTATGCTTCACATATTCGATTGTATAAACGATCTTTTATTTCTGGATTATTTAATACTTGTTCAACAAAATCCTTAGATTGAAATTTGATCTCATCTAATACCTCTCCGGTATTAACATCCACATCTTCATATGAATACCAAGCACCAGCTTGTTTAACAAGTTTGAAATCTTTCATTACAGATAACCAACCACCATAGTTGTCAATACCCGAATCAAAATAAATTTCATAATCAATACTACGTAATGGCGGCCCCATACGATTCTTTACAACCGTAACACGAGTTTTGATTCCAACTACTTCTTCTCTGCCATGTACTTTTGCTTTGATTTGTCCCATATTCTTAAGACGTAATCTAACTGAAGCATGGAATGGAATAGCTTTACCGCCTGCAGTAGTCCACGGGTCTCCAAACATTACACCCATTTTAGTACGAAGCTGATTAGTAAAAATCAAACATATTCTTTCTCGAGCAATCCAGTTAGTTACTTTTCTCATTGCTTTTGATAGAATGATTGATTTTGAAGTTGCATAACCATCTTTATCATACTCAGCTGACATTTCTTGCTTGGTTGATGCACCCATTACTGAGTCTACAATAATTGTAACCAATCTATCTTTGTCAGACTTACGTACGTTTTCGACAATTGTTTCAATAGTTTCAAATATTTCTTCAATTGTCTCTAATGGTACATACAACATTGATTTTAAATCAACACCAATAGCACTTAAAAATTCTGCCGATGTTGCTGATTCAGTATCAATATAAACTGCCAATCCACCTTTCTTTTGTGTTTCTGCTAAGGTGTGAGCAGCTAATAATGATTTACCAGATGCTTCTAATCCGGTGATTTCAGTGATCCTTCCAACAGGAAATCCTCCATTAGGACGATTAGATATCGCCAGATCTAACATTGAGTGACCTGACGATATCCATTCCTTTACATTGGTTGGAGCATCATTATCGCCTTCCAGAAAGAATGCAGTCTTATAATTTTGACCTTTGAACTGTTTGTTTACTGCGTCCGCTAATGTTTCTGCTAATGAATCTTCCAGTTCATCTTTACTCTTTGACTGTTTAGCCATTGAAAACTCCTTGTATTAAATTAATTATTGAAAAGATCATCAAATGCAGCACCTACATCATTGGTAGCTGTTGCTTTTGGTTTTGATGAAGCAACATCATCCATTGTTTCTGCTGGTGATGACGTATTCTCTGATACATCTGAATCAGCATTTTCTGGATTCATCCATGCTTTTAAAGCATCTTCTAATTCCTCATACGAAGGCTCTGGATAGATATCTTCAATACGAGGTTGCTTCATAATAAGTTCGGCAACTGCTTTATCCTCAGTTGCCGCTACTTGATTTGGTTTTACAAGTATTGCAGTCTTAGGATATCCTCCACCTTCAGCTGGTGTGAATGTTACTTCAATATCACGTCCATTTCTTAAATCAGTGATATCACCATAATCTGGATCAGCAATAATAGAAAGAAGTTCTGTGTAAATTGTTTTACCAAAGCCCCAAAATTTAACGCCTTCTTCTTCTTTACCACGAACAATGATAGGAACATATGTTCTCATCTTAGGTTCGATTTTACGACCCATCATCCAATCATCTTTGTCGCCTGTCTTTTTAAGTTTTTCAGCAAATTCTACAATTGGATCTGGATTGCCGTTTGTAATTGGGGAAAGCATACTACGTTTTGGAATGTCGTAGTGGAAGTAAAGCTCTAAGAATGGATTTTCTTTGCGGTGAACGTATGGTACAATTCTAATACGTTGCTTGCCTTCTGCCGGCTTCCATGTGTTTGACTTTTTGTTGTCTTGGTTGTTAAGTGCGTTTAACTTGTTCTTGATTGCATCTAAATCTAATGCCATAAGTACTCCTTAATTTGTTAAAGTTAATAAAAAGATTAATTATTTAAATTATTATAAT